TGCTGCTGCAACTAACGGCCAGCTACTGATCGGCAATGGCTCAGGTTTTACCCTGGCCAATAACACGGTTAGTCCGCCATTAAGCATTTCCAACACGGCTGGCGGCATTGCTCTCTCAGCCTCTGGCCTCGGCACAGGCGATGTAATTGGGCCTACGAGCGCAACAAACAATGCTTTGGTTCAGTTTGACGGCGTTACCGGAAAGCTCATCAAGAACTCAACGGCTACGGTCACCTCTGCAGGTTTCCTGACTGCGAATGGTTTGACGTTTCCTGCATCGGCTCCTTTATCGTCAGACCCAAATACGCTTGATGATTATGAAGAGGGTACTTGGACGCCAGGTTATAGAACTGTGCCTAACTTCTTGTCGATCACTTACGGGTCAAGGGCCGGCTATTACACAAAAATTGGCGATACGGTTTTCTTTAGCCTATACATCACGACTACGGCGGCAACTTTTGATTTTGACGGGATACCGCTATACATTACAGGCTTCCCTTTTTCGGCGCTGGTGACAACAACCCAGTACCCGATTCAGGTGACATGGGTACAGCTTTGGCCATCAAATGCACCAAGCATGGCGCTTTGGAGTTCTGCAAACGAAATGCAGCTTTATTACAAGTCATCGCCAGACTCCGATACCAATAACGTCATAGATCCCTACAACGGTCAATTTACGACTGGGTTTGGAAACCTCATCCAGTTATGCGGATTCGTCAAGGTAAGCTAAAGGAACCATCATGCTAGAGAAGCAAGTGGCGATCGATAAGATCGAGATTGTTGAGAACGGAATTATTCAGATTCGGCAAGTTACGCGAATCATTGAAGATGGCGCAGAACTTTCAAAGTCGTTTCATCGTTGGTCATTATCGCCAGGACAAAACATCGCGGACCAGGATGCTCGTGTTCAAGCTGTTTGTAATGCTATATGGACGCCTGAGCTTGTATCGGCATTTAATACCGCCCTTGAACAAAATACTCCGAAGCGCCAATCTGTCTAATAGGTCATGGATACGATTGAGACCAAGCATGCTGTGCTAGAGGCAAGGGTGAGTTCTCACGAGAAAGAATGTGCTCATCGCTACCAAGCCATCACTGAGCAGCTAGACAAGGGCGATAAGCGCATGACCAAGATCGAGTATTGGATCTGGGCCGTGTTTGCTGCTGTTCTTCTTGGGCCGGGTGCTGCGGCTGAATTCGTTAAAAAGCTATTGGGAATCTGATGGACGACAAAACCCACGAGTTGGCGGTCCTCAAGGCACAAGCGGCTATCCGGCTTGAAGAACTCAAAGCCCAGGACTCTGCCAAGGAAGTGGCAGGCAAGGCCATCGGTTCTGACGGTCTTCTTTATATCTTCCTGATCGTACTCGTAGGTGTTGGCGCATCCCTTTTCTTGGAAGGCGAAAAAATTGCTGCTGTTATGGGTCTTTTGGGTGCTTCACTTACTGCACTTATACAGATGCTAAACGGCATTGCAGGCACAGCAGCGAAACAAGAAAAGCCCGAGTTTGATGTCATCAAGGATCTTATCCACCGCCTAGACAAGCTAGACCGAGTCGAGCAACCCATGCAGGTTGACGTTGAAGGCTCCAAGGTCACGGTCAAGAAAGGTGCCGATCAAATTACCGCAAAGGGGTAAGCATGTTTGAGTTACTTGGCGGCGGCTTAATGGGTTCTATCTTCGGCGGCTTATTCAGGCTTGCTCCCGAAGTGCTTAAGTTTCTTGATAAGAAGAACGAACGCCAGCATGAATTGAGTATGTTCCAACTCCAGACCGACCTCGAGAAAATGAGGGGCGAGTTCAAAATGGAGGAGAAGTATGTCGATTACTCAATACAGCAAATGGATACGATTAAGGAGGCATTTAAGGAACAGGCCCAGACCGCAAAAGAGGCTGGCTGGCTCGCTTCTTTTATCACTGCTGTTACCCGCCCCGGTCTTACTTGGATTGCTTTTGGTGTTTATGTGGCCGTCAAGGCTGCTGGGCTAACGATTGCCTTTCAGAGTAACGCTAACTGGGCTGAGGTTTTAACCAAGAGTTATGACGAGGATGACTTCGCCATGCTCAACATGATGCTGACGTTCTGGTTTGTAGGACGATCAATTGAGAAGTACAACAAGTCGTGAACGAGGCCAAAAAGCTTTGCAAGGATGTACTGATAAAGCCTTTTGAGGGGCTTGCAAAACGCTTGCCTGATGGCCGTGTAACGGCTTATCCCGATCCTGGCACTCGTGGACACCCTTGGACCATAGGATGGGGCGCTACCGGCCCAGAAGTCAATCCTGGAACCATCTGGACTATGGAGCAGTGCGAGGACGCCCTAGACCATCACGTCGAGTATTTTGTGCGTGGTCTGCTCAAGATGTCGCCAAACCTATCAAAAGCGCTCCCAAGACGTATGGCTGCGGTTACTTCCTGGGCCTACAACTGTGGCCTTGGCAATTACCGTGTATCGACCTTCAAAAAGCGTATTGATGCCGGCGATTGGGACGGCGCTGCAACGGAATGTGTCAAGTGGAACAAGGCCGCTGGCCGCGTACTACCAGGACTTACTCGAAGGAGGGCGGCAGAGGCCGCGTTAATGCGATGAGTTCAGCAATCAAGTCAGATCCGGCCAAGTGGAAACGTATTGTCGCCTCAGTCAAAGCCTCAGGAAAAGGCGGCTCGCCAGGCCAATGGAGCGCCCGCAAGGCACAGTTAGCCACCCAGAAGTACAAAGCCTCTGGCGGGGGTTACAAAGGCCCTAAAAAAGCGGATAATTCGCTCTCAAAGTGGACGAAGGAAGACTGGGGAACGAAGTCGGGAAAGCCGTCCACGCAAGGTCCTAAGGCAACCGGCGAGCGGTATTTGCCGAAAGCGGCACGAGAGAAGCTCACACCTTCTGAATACGCGGCAACCACGCGAGCCAAGCGTGAAGGAATAAGGCAGGGCAAGCAGTTTGTTCCGCAGCCTGAATCGATCAAGAAGAAGGTGTGGTAATGACAGTCGCTTATGCAATGACGTATGACAGCCTCGTGCTGGATATTCAGCAGTACCTTGAACGGACTGATGATGCCACGCTCGAGCGCATCCCTACCTTTATCGGCTTGGCAGAGCAAGTCATCGCAAGCCAGATTAAATTCCTAGGCAACCTCACTGTAGGCAGTGCCACTCTGACAGCGGCCAATCCTGTCATTGATAAACCGGCTCGTTGGCACAAAACGGTTTCCATGAATATCACGGTGGCCGGCAAGCGCTACCCTGTCCTGCTACGAAAGTATGAGTACCTGCGGGAATACTGGCCAGACCCCACACAGACAGGCGTGCCTAAGTTTTACTGCGATTACGATTACACGCACTGGTTCGTAGCACCTACGCCTACGCTGGCTTATAACTTTGAAGTGCTCTACTACGAGCGCGTGCAGCCGCTGAGTTCTGCCAACCAAACGAATTGGTTTACGGTCTACGCACCGCAGGCACTGCTTTATGGCTCCTTGCTGCAAGCCATGCCTTTCCTGAAGAACGACGAGCGCCTACCGATGTGGCAGGCTCAATACGACGCCATCATCCAAACCCTCATGGCCGAAGACAAGCTGCGTATCGCTGATCGTCAGGCCATTGCCGCGGATAGTTAATTATGAGCTACACAAGCCCCTTTACTGGCGACGTTGTTCAGCCAACCGACGTTTCTTATGAGCAGATCGCCCTAACATCAACGACGGGCACCATACAGCTTGTCTGGCCTATCAATGGCAATCTGAGCACAGAAACCCCTGCCGCTCGGATCATGGACGTTTCCACGACGAGCACAAGCTACGAATTGTGGATGCCACCTGCCAATCAGGTATCCGTAGGCCAAGACGCGCTTATCAGAAATACTGGCGCTCAGACACTCACTGTTAAGACCTACGATGGCAACAGCACGATCATCACGGTCGCCTCAGGTGTTGCCAAATACATTTATCTGACTGACAACAGCACCACTTATGGCACTTGGGCGAATGTGCAGTTTGGCGCTGGCACTTCATCTGCCGATGCAGCAACACTTGCCGGCGCTGGTCTGCTTGCTGTTGGCTCGACACTCAACCAAAGCCATCCGGTAGCTTCAATTATTGCCAATCAGACGTTTGTTGATGGCGATCGCGCTAAGACCTACATCTGGACAGGCGGCACAGCAACCACCACGCTACCCTTGGCCACCACAGTAGGCAATAACTGGTTCTTCCTCGTTAAAAACAGTGGCTCGGGCACGCTTACAGTTAGCGGCAACTCAGGCGAATTGATTGATGGCGCATCAACGAAAGACTTCAATCCTAACGAGTCAGCCTTTATTGTTTGCACGGGAACGGCGTTTGTCACCGTAGGCTTTGGCGTCAGCACTGACTTTTCATTCTCAGCGCTTACTAAGACGGTCACAACGGGAACCTACACGCTTACAGCGAATGAGGCTTCCAATACCATCCAGATCTACAACGGCACCCTAACGGGCAATGTCACGATCATCGTGCCGCCGATTGTGAGCCTGTACGTCATCAGCAATCAGTGCTCGGCAGGTGTTTTCACCTTAACCGTCTCCACAGGCATCGCTGGAGGCGCTACAGCCACCGTACCAGCCTCAGGACAAGCCACGCTTATCTGTGATGGCACTAACCTCTTAAACGCCAATACAGCAATTGCTGGCGGTACGGCCATCAGCCTTGTAAACGGCACGGCAGCAAGCCCCTCGCTTAACTTTGCAAGCGAAACCAACACAGGTATTTACCGACCAGGCTCTAGCCGATTAGGTATCTCAGTAGGCGGCTCGCTGATTGCTGACTTCACGACCTCTGGCCTGGCAGTCACAGGAACGGGTAACTTCACAGGCGGTATCTCTGGGGGCACGTTTTGACCAAGAAGGTTTTCGCTCTCGATACACGTCCTGGTATTCAGCGGGACGGTACGCTTTTCGACAAAGAGTATTACACCGACGGGCGTTGGGTACGCTTTCAGAAGTTTGGCGGTGAGCTTGCACGCCCTCGTAAAATGGGTGGCTACCGTGAGATTGTTGATAACTTAGCAGGACCATCTCGAGGTGTGTTTGTCGTTGTCCGCGGGTTGTATAACAACGTCTACAGCGGCTATTCAGATGGCTTGCAAGTCGTACCCATCAATAACAACGGCACAGGCGCTGGCGTTACGGATTACAGCTTTGCCGGCCCTGTTACGACGGTAAGCATTACCACGGCAGGCAGTGGCTATACCAACGCCTCTTATACGAATGTGCCTCTGGTTTACAGCACGACAGGCACAGGAACCGGGGCTAGAGCCTCTGTCACAGTCTCTGGCGGTGCAGTTACTGCTGTGACGATTACAGGCGGCGGTGTGCGTTATGTGAAGGGTGAATTCCTCACTATCAGCAACACTTACCTTGGTGGCGCAGGCTCAGGCGTCGTGCTGCAAATCTCTGCAATTGACTCACCGTTTACAGCATCTGATCTGAACTCTTGGCAATTCGATACGTTTACTGACAGGGTTGATCAAAATACCAACCTCTTGCTTGCGCACCCCTCGCAGGATCTGCAAGACATAGACAATGAAACCAACACCCGCTTATTGTGCGGACCCTTGTCAGGTACTGTGCTTTGGGCTGCCGGGTTATTTGCTGTAGACGATTGTGTACTTAACAGCACGACCACGGTAACGCTTCCAGCGTTGAATATTAAGATTGGCGAAGGCCAAGTCGTCAAAGGGCCAGGCATTCCTGCAGGCACGACCGTTGTATCTGTCGTTTCGACAACAGTTACGTTGAGTCAGGCAGCCACTATATCGGCCACCACAACGCTGACTTTTGATAATGAAGTCTCTATATCTGGCGGGGTGGTAGCACTTCACCCTTATGTCTTTGTGTATGGCAATGACGGCCTTATTTGGAATTGCGCCTCCTACGATATTGATGACTGGGTGTCTGCCGACGCCAATCAAGTTAATGCCTCTACGGGTAAGGTCCTGCAAGGATTGCCAGTTCGCGGTGGTTCTAATGCGCCGTCTGGTCTTTTCTGGTCGCTTGATTCGGTAGTGCGAATCTCTTATGCGCCTCAGTCATTAGGCGTGGCAGGAACGGCAAATTTTGCCGCCCCTACTTATTGGCGATCAGACATCATTACAAGTCAATCATCTTTCCTGTCTTCATCAGGAGTGATTGAGTACGACGGTATTTATTTTTGGGCAGGCGTTGATCGGTTCCTGCTCTACAACGGCGTTACCAAAGAGATCCCGAATACGTTCAATCAGAACTACTTCTTTGACAATCTGAATTATTCCCAGCGGCAAAAGGTTTGGG